CTGTAGTCTTTCTTTTTATATGCTGCACCATTTGGACTATCTAAATCGTCTCTATCAAACAGTCGAGAATCGTTTCAATTTTATGCTGTTTTTCCAAGTCCAACCCGCCCAGCTTCTCAGCCAAGCAGGAAATACTGGTTCCTGATTATGGTCAGGGATGGTAACAGCTACAACGGCATTCCCATGCGTCTGCGGACACGGCTCAAAACGAAGCTCCACAGGTCGGAGTATGTAGAACTTGCCTACTACAAGGAAGGGAAGGGCGCCGTCAGACAGTGCTGCTACTATGACAGGCAGTATTAGCGACAGGGCGTCAAAGTCACACCGCCAACCCTGATAAGCTGTTTCTTTCCCTATACCCGGGAAGGCATCCTAAATCTGCTCAACCACGAAATATGCTGTGACTTCACGCATATTATCGTAACGGATGGGATCGATGTTGATGGTAATACTACGCCCCTGTGTGGGGCCGTCTAGGAGGTATTGTAATGGCTAATCTAAAAGATGAGTATACGGACATCAAAGACCGGAAACACCGTGTAGAGCATTTTACTGTCCATGAGGAGGACCCAGCCAATCGGGAGCGGCTTAAAGAAGAGCTGTTTCTGGCTCTGATCAGGACGGAAACGCATATTCCCGCATAAGAAGTATGTACATTTTACCATGAGGAAAGGGGGTGTGTCAAATGGCGATTATTCTGTATGCCCGTAAGTCGGTGGAGCGGGAGAACAGCATTAGCTGCGAAACCCAGCTTGAGTATTGCAGGTCTGTTATTAAGCCCGATGAGCGGGACGAAAAGATCATAACCTTTGTGGACAACGGCTTCTCCGGCGGCAATGTCAACCGGGATGGCTTCCAGAAAATGATGAAGCTGGTACGGCAGGGGAAGGCCAAGAAGGTTATTGTCTACAAACTGGATCGTATCAGCCGTTCTCTGTCGGACTTCGTGAACATTTTGCAGGAGTTCAAGGAGCACAAGGTTGAGTTCGTGTCCTCTCAGGAGTCTTTTGACACATCCTCGCCTTATGGTGAAATGATCGTCAAGCTCCTGATGGTGTTCGCCGAGTTTGAGCGGACATCCATCATCAACCGTGTCACCCAGGCATACGCCCACCGCAGTGAAATGGGGTTCTATATGGGTGGCCGCCAGCCCTATGGCTTCGAGTTGGTTCCGACAGTCATTCATAATGTCAAGACTAAAAAGCTGAATCCAATCCCCGCTGAGGTAGAGCAGGTACGCTACATCTTTGAGGTCTACGCTCAGGAGAGCGTGTCCCTGCGGCGGCTTCTGGATATTCTGGTAGCCGAGGGGAAGCAGCCCTTGAATGGCAGCAGTTGGACAACGGCGAAGCTGTCCACACTGCTAAAGAACCCTATCTACGTCAAGGCCGATTCCGATGTGTACGACTACTATGACCGCCACGGCGTTCAGATGGTTACGGACGTGTCTATGTTTACTGGGGAGAATGGGGCGCAGCTCTACGGTCACACTAAGCATGACCCCAGCAGCCCGGATTGGTCGGATATGAAGCTGGTGCTCTTAACCCACCCCGGTATTGTGGATTCTGACATCTGGCTCAGATGCCAGCGGAAGCTGGAGAAGAACCGTCAAATTGGGAACAGCGTCAGCAACCCTACCAGTTGGCTGGCCGGGAAGGTGGTCTGTGAGAAGTGCGGCCATACCATGACCACCATCAAGGGGAAGATCAACAAGAGTGGCGAGATGCGGCGGTATTTCAACTGCACCGGAAAATCCCACAAGAAAACCTGTACAGGGCCGAAGGTGACGATCTACGCCGAGGACTTGGAGAACATGGTCTATGAGTGTATCTCTGCGAAGCTGGCAGATCTGAAGGAGATGAACCGCACCATCCGAAAAGGAGACACGGCAGAGGTCAACGAGCTGAAGCTGAAAATCAAGGCGATTGAGAAGTCGGAGAAACAGCTTTTGGACACTATGCTGGCAGGTGGATTCAACGATGATCTTCTGGCGCTGGCGAATCAAAAGGCTACCCAGCTCAAGAGGGACCGGCTGGCTCTGTATGAGCGGATAGAGGACTTGAAAAGCCGTGATGATGAAACCGATGTTGTTGTCAATCTGGCGAAGTCATGGAGGACTGCCGACTACAAGCGCAAAAAGGCTGTCGCTATGATTATGATACATAAAATTGTTATCAGCGAGGATGGCAGCACGAAGGTGCTTTGGAACATATAGCAGACCGTCAGGGCTTTGATGCCCTGGCGGTTTTCTGTATGCTGACTGTTGAAAATTTCATGGTTTTGTGGTAAAATTGGCATATCGAAATGAAGGAGGGCAGATATGGCAATCAGTGACCTGCTCCAGAGAATTGATGATTATGCGGCTATGATCCGTGCATACCGCCCGCTTTCCGAAGCGGAGGTAAAGGAACTGGACGCTTACTACCGCATCGGAATGACCTATAGCTCCAATGCGCTGGAAGGGAACTCACTGACCCTCTCTGAGACAAAGGTGTTGCTGGAGGATGGCATTACAGTGGGGGCAAGTCCATCCGGGATTGTTACGAGGCGACAGGCCACGCCAGGGCCTACGACTATATGCTCACATTAGCCAGGAGCGGCAGCCTTTCAATCACAGAGGATGTCATCCGGCATTTGCACTGCCTGTTTTACAAGGGCATCGACCCGGAGACAGCAGGGGAGTACCGAAAAGGGCAGGCGTTCATCACAGGAACCGACTACGTCCCGCCCACCGCTGAAGACGTTCCACAATGTATGGCATCCTTTGCGGCGGAGTTGGCAGAGCGGCAGGAGAGCCTTCACCCAGTAGAACTTGCCACTTATGCGCACCGACGTTTGGTGGATATTCACCCGTTCCAGGACGGCAACGGAAGGACTGCCCGGCTGTGATGAACCTGATCCTGATAAACCAGGGCTATTGTATCGTATCTATCCCTCCGGTGCTGCGGCATGATTATATTGTGGCATTGCAGCAGGCCCAGAGGGAAAACCGGCCATCTGACGAAGCTTTTCTCAAGCTGATTGCGGAGTGTGAGATCGAAGCCCAGAAGGACTACTGCCGGATGTTCCGTATCAAGCTCCCGAAGGTATAAGGGCAGTCAACTTTTTGGAAGATACGGCTATCGAGTTGATTTTGCATTGCAATAGGAGTATAATAGACATAGAAAACTGGAAGGAGCTTTTGCTATGGCAGATACGACTAATTTTAGTGTCCGCATGGACAGCGAAGTCAAGAAACAGTGTGAGGCTCTCTATAACGATTTAGGTATGACGCTCACTACCGCCATCAATGTGTTCCTGCGCCAGTCCCTTCGCGTGGGCGGCCTGCCTTTTGAGCTAAGGCAGGAGAGGCCCAATAAGGAGACGATTGCCGCTATGTTGGAGGCGGAGAGGATTGCCCATGATCCATCCGTAAAGGAGTACGATGATTTAGACGAACTGTTTGCGGAGTTGCGCTCGTGAGGAAGACAAAATATAGGGTCAAGCCTACCACGCAATTTAAGAAGGATTTTAAGCGGGCAATCAAACGGGGCAGAGATATGTCCCTGTTGGAAAAGGTCATCGCCGCGCTTGCTATGGGCGAAAAGCTGCCGGAGAAAAATAAAGATCATAGTTTATCTGGAAATTGGGCAGGGCATCGGGAGTGTCACATACTCCCGGATTGGCTGCTGGTGTACCGTATTGACGATGATGTGCTGGTTTTGACGCTGGTTCGCAATGGGACGCATAGCGATATGTTTGGAGAGTAGGTATCGCTGGATGACTACCATCTGCGCTTGAGTATTACGATATAAAATGCGTTGAAAATATCCCCTGTGAGCTGCCGCCCACAGGGGATAAAATCTGCTTAAATCAGTATGGTTTGCTTCACCGAAGCGCTGGAAGTGGACAATCTCCCGTTCCCGAAGGAACCGGATCACGTTGTTCACATCCGGGTCGTCGGACAGCCGCAGAATGTTGTCGTAGGTGAGCCGGGCTTTCTGCTCGGCGGCCAGGTCCTCAGTCAGGTCGGCGATAACGTCGCCGGTGGACTGGATAGAACCTGCGGTCCAGGGGAAGCCGGAGGCGGCGGTGGGGTAGACACCGGTGGTATGGTCCACAAAGTAGGGGGCGAACGCGGGGTTGTTCCGTACCGCCTCGTCGGTGAGGTTCCGGGTCAGCTGGTGGACAATGGCCGCCACCATCTCCATGTGCCCCAGCTCTTCTGCCCCCAGACCTTAGAGATGATTACTCCCCTACATCAGCCGATGTGGGGGAGTTTTGGGTATAGGTCGATGGAGAAATCGTCTGGATTGCCCCACCGGCCGTTGGTGTCCTTTTCGTAGACGACCTTCTCCAATACCTCTTTGAGCATAGCGTTTTTGGCAGAGGCGGTGGGGAGGGAGTGGTACACGTCGATCAGGTTTTCCACCTTCGGGATGATTTTGCGCTGCGTTTCCCGTCGGCGGATGGCATCATTCAGGCTGGAGGTCAGGGCAGCTTTGTCCGTGTATGCCTGCTGGAGCCGGGCGGCGATAGTTTTGCTCCGGGCTAGGAAAGTATCCGTATCATAGATACCTTGCTCCAGAAGATCATGCAGAGAGTCATGCTGTTTCTCCAGGGTAGCGATTTCGCCCTGAACCTTCTTCAGGCTCTTCCGCTGCACATCGAAGGTGTGGTCTTTTTCGACGCCTCCCGTTTCCCATGACAGCCTATATTCCTTGAGCCATTCCCGGAGGCCGTCGATGATGCGCTTCTCCACCATGTCGAGGTCAGATGCGATGTTGTCGCAGTCTGTGTAAGGACAAATCAGGGTATCCTTCCGCCCGGATTGATAAGGGCGCCGCTGCATCCGCTTTCCGCACTTCCCGCAGACGACGATACCGGCAAGCGGGTTTTGAACGACACCGTGCTCCTTGATGGAGGGCGGTACATTGGCCGACAGGAACTCCTGGGCCAGATTGAAGGTGTCCAGATCTACCAGGGGTTCGTGAATCCCGTCGGTGAGGGGGACTGCATCGTTCCTGGGGCGCTTGGTGATTACCTGTCCGTTTTGTCGCCGCTTCACGGTCTTCCGCCAGCCCCACCGGAGTTTCCCGATGTAGACCGGATTTCGCATGAGATCCCGGACAACGGCTGTCGTCCACCTGTCTCCGAACTTCGGCTTGACGCCCATGGCATTTAGGCGGCTGGCAATTTTGTGCAGGCCGATGCGCTGGTATGTCCCGTCCGGGAGCATCTCGCCCCTGGTGTACAGCTCGTAGATCATCCTGACAATGGGAGCCTGTTCTAGGTTCGGGGTGAGTGTGAACCCTTTGTCCCTCTCCAGCTTTGCTTTGTCGTAGCCGTAGGGAGAAATTGAACCGACGTATTTGCCCTCCTTGATGGAGGCTTCACGCCCACGCTGGAGGCGGCGGTTGATGGTTTTGTATTCACGCCGACTCATGAATAAGCCGAACTCGAAGTATTCCTCATCGAACTCATTTTCGGGATCGTAGGTCTTGGAGGGGGTCACGATTTTCGTACCGGAGAACTTGAACGCCTGGGCCACGATGCCCTGGTCGATAGTATCGCCACGGGCCAGTCGTTCGACCTCCACAACAAGAACGCCCGCCCACAGCCCGCTCTCGACCTCGGTGAGCAGTTGCTGCATGACGGGCCTTGCTGCAATGGTTTCCCCAGAAACGACCTCACGATAGATGTCCACGACGTTCAGCCTGAGACGGCTGGACAGATCCAGAAGGGAACGCTCGTGCCTCGCCAGAGTTTCCCCCTCTCCACGTTGCTCCGCCTCAATGTCGGCCCTGGATTTTCTGAGGTAGATAAGATAATCGCCGCCGTACTCCTCCGGCATGATAAGACACCTCCTTGCCCACGATGCGCCAGACCTACCTGGGTCCGCGGATATCTCCGATGAAGAATATGATGGGATACATGGCCCTGGCTTCCACGGCGGCCCGGAAGCTGGCAGCCTGAGAGAAAGTGATGTGACCATGACGGGCCATAATATCGACGATGCCAAACGCCTGCCCCTCCGACTTGTAGTAGTAATCGGAGGCAATCATATCCAGGCCGGAGAAGCCGATGCGGGATATGAACGAAGAAATGGCCGAGGCGTTTCCGGTAGAGCTACGGACTGCGACCGAGATGCCCCCATTTGTAGATAGGAACAAATCTGCAACCAAATGCAGGTTTTTTCCACTTAAATGGACGCCTTCGCCAATACAGACGAGAGTGTCGTTTTTGCAAGATGCTTCAGGCCGATTGGCGGTCATGGTGTCAGTCCTCCCCGTAAAAAGTAGATATGTTGGCAGGTGCGGTCACTTCGGCTCCTCACTATCCGGATCCGCCTTGAAGTCGGCTGCGGTACGGTATTTGTCCAGAACGGCATGAACGATATGCCGGTCATCCAAGGTTGCGATGGAGTAGAGGTGAGCAATCTCGTGCACATCGTCTTTGATAGCCTCCCGGCCATCCTCGATGCCGAGGAGCCAATCGATGGAGACGTGGAAATAGTCAGAAATAATCAGGAGATAGGGAAGGTCAGGAGCATGATTGCCAGAGAGGTATCTGGACAAAGTGGGCGTACTGATGCCCAGTTCTGTGGCGAGTCCACGAATGCTCAGACCTCGTCCCTTGAAAAGGTAGTTGATCCTGTCCTTGAAGATTGAATAGTCCACAAAAAATCCTCCTTTTGCCAGATGGTAACATCATACACCATCCCGGCAACAACTGCAATATAATTTATCGCTAATGATAAAAAACTTATTGACATTTACCAATCGGAAATGTATAATGAAGTTACGGTAACACCCTACACACGAAAAGGGACGGAGGTGAACCGAATTGAAACCGCTTGAAATCAAAGGAGCCAGAACAAGGCTTGGATACAAGCAGCAGTTCATGGCCGACAGCCTTGGAATATCGCTCCCCTCGTATCGCAAGAAGGAGAGCGGGGCTGTTCGGTTTACTGATGCTGAAAAAGCCAAGGTCGGCGAGATCCTGGAGCTTACCCCGTGCCAGCTCAATGATTTCCTGTACGATGGGATACTTCCCATCTCGGGAACCGGAGCTGGATGAGGGTGTTTTCCTTTTGCCCAAGCGTTACCGGTCAGAAACAAAAGACAAAAATTACGAAACAAAGAAGACACACCGGAACGGATGTCCCTCTGACTGTAACCATTATAAGCCGAATTGGAGGATGAATAAATGGGACGTGACGCTACGAAAGCCTGTGGAAACCCGTGGTATGAGGCGAGGAAACAGGCTTCGATGTACGACGACAAGCTAAAAAGCAGAGAGGGAGCGGCAGAGCAGCTCGGGATGTCCGTTTCGGCGTTGGCCGAGGCAGAACTGGGGATGACCAAGTGTATGCCGGCGGACAAGGCGGTCTTGATGGCCGACAGGTACAATGCTCCGCACCTTCTGAACTACTACTGCCTGCATGAGTGCCCGATTGGCCGGCAGAGGCCGATTTCGGACGAGGTGGTAGAAATCGACCGGGTGACACTGAAATTGCTGAAGAAACTCCGGGTTGACCAGCTCGAAGGCATCAAAGAAAAGTTGATCGATATTGCGGAGGATGGTGTCATCAGCGAAGACGAGAAGCCAGACATGAAAGCGATCATGGAATATCTCGATGATTTGTCGAAGACCATCAGCGAGATCCAGGCCGCAGGGAAAAAGGCTTTAAGCCAGTTGGGGGGCAGCGAACAATGAACCGAAATGAAAGGAATTGGTGGTTGAAAAGAAAGGTAGCAGCTCGAAAGGCGATCCTACTCGCACTCATCATAGCCGGGGCGTTCGTGTTGCCAATAATGGACGGGAAAGAGAAGGACACATCCAGCGAGGAGGAAATCTCTACAAATGTTGTGGAAGAAACGATAGGCTTGGAAACGGCCAGTTTCGATAATAAGGCAATTGAACTGGACGATGTCCGAATCTTGCTTGAATCGCTGTCAAACGAGGAACGGGAGGAGGAACCGATGAGACCTGAGGACGTGGTGGCTGAATTGGTAGATCTGGGATACTACCGGGACGACGTGCCACTTGAATACGAATTGCAGGACTATCTGCACCTTGCCTGCCAAGAGGCTGGAGTTCCATATGCTTTGGCCCTAGCGGTGATCCAGAAGGAGACGAATTTCCAGAACCTGATTGGAGATGATGGAGCATCAGAGGGATATATGCAGATAAGAAAGAAATGTCACTATGACCGGATGGAGCCTCTAGGAGTGACAGACCTCATGGATCCTGCCGGGAATTTCAGGGTAGGCTGCGACTTATTAGCGGAGTTGCTTGGGAAATACCCGACTCAGGAAGCCCTGACGGCGTACAATTCCGGCAGCCCTGGCTACAACAAGTACAGCTATGCGGTCATGGGATACTACGAAGAGTGGAAGGAACTGGTAGGTGATGATGTCAGCGGTATCAAGGGCTGAAAATCAAGGCCAAGGTGCTGCCTGAAGACTACTTCCAGTTCCTGTACGAAGATGTGATTGTGGAGACCTATTCGATGGCGTTCATCAACTTCATCGAGGAGCAGAATAGGAGGTGCAAAGAATGTGCGAAATCTGCCACTACACCCCATGCTTGAGCGGATGCCCAAATGCCCCTGATCCGCCGGCGGCGTTCCGGTGCCACTGGTGCGGAGAGGCAATCTACCCGGAAGACGAGTACGTACGGATCGACGGGGTGGAGTATTGCGAGGACTGCATCGACAACTCACTCTACTGTGTCCTCATTCCGAAGCTGGGCGGCGAGTGGAAGACCGTTCAGGAAGGGGAGTCCGTCAAATGCGCTGGGTGCGGAGAGGAGCTTCCTCCGGGAACTGAATACGGGGTGGTCGACGGAGCGATCCTTTGTGAGGACTGCATTGACGAAATCCCGTACTGCGACCTGGTCACACGGATGGGGGCTGAATGGAATACGGCTACGGAAGGAGACATCTACGATGGATACGACGGGTAGGCTGCTCACGATCCCGGAGGTTGAAGGGATGACCTTTGACGAGGAGTCCCACATCTACCGGGTGGATGGCATTGAGATACCGAGTGTATCTGCCATCATGGAGCCGCTGTCCAGGGCGAAGTACAGCGGCATAAGCGCAAAAACGCTGGAGAAGGCCGCCGAAAAGGGAACGTCTGTCCACAACGGCATCGAGAACTACATCAAGTTCGGCATCCGGGATGTTGCAGAGGAACATATGGGTTACTTCGGGGCCTTCCTGGAGTGGTGGAACACCTACAACCCGGTGGTGGTGGCCTCTGAGGTGAGGCTGTACAACAACCTGCTTGGGTATGCGGGGACGGCTGACCTCATCGCCTACGTTGAAGACGAGCTGACCCTGATCGACTACAAGTCCACCTACTCTGTGAGCGAAATGACCTGTGGAGTACAGCTCGAAGCCTACACTCGGGCGCTGATGACCATGGGCGTTGAGGCGAAGGCGAAGAAGATCCTCCACCTACAAAAAACTGGCAGGTTCAAATACATCGACTTCAAGATGAACGACACTGAACGGTGGAGGGTGTTCACCGCTTTGAAGACGGTGCATGACTACATCAAAGTAGCCTGATTTTATGAGAGGAGTGTAAAAAATGCCCAAGGAACTGAAAGTTATCGGCAACAACGCCCTGGCCCCCGAAGCCGGCGGCCCGGAGCAGGAGCTGGGGAGTGCGGCGACCGCCATCGTGCAGGTCGCAAACAGCACGGTCATCGCCAGCCAGAAGGACTACGAGGAGGCCGCCGGTATCCTGAAGGATGTGAAGCGCATCCAGAAGCAGGTGAAGGAGTATTGGGAGCCGCTCCGTGTATCTACCAGGAAAGCCTACGACGGCGTTCTGGAGAAAAAGAAGCAGATGATAGACCCACTGAACGAGGCGGAGAGTATCCTGAAGGGTCTGATGTCCTCCTACACCGTGGAGCAGGAGCGGAAGCGGGCTGAAAGGGAAGCGGCCATGCGGGCCGCCGCCCGGAGAGAGGCGGAGCGGATCATGGAGCAGGCTACGGCTGCGGAGGAAGCCGGGGACGCCGCCGGGGCTGAGGCCGCCATGGAAGAGGCGATGGTCATGGACGAAGCCGCAGCCGCCGGAAGGATTATGGCATCGGCCCCGAAAGCGGCCGGGGTGTCCACCAGCAAGACCTGGAAGATCGTGTCCATCGATCCGGACAAGGTTCCGGTCAAGGTGGGGGCCGTTGAGATCCGGCCGGTAGATCAGGCGGCCGTCATGCGGCTCACCCGTGAGTCGAAGGGGAACATCGAGATCCCCGGCGTTAAGTTTGAGGAGTCCGTGCAGATCAGCGTCCGGGGCTGACCCGGAAGAATAGGAGGTAAAAATGGCAAATGAGTTGATGAAGGTCGAGTTTGAGAGCCTGTCTGGCATCATGGTTCAGCTCGACGCTGCCACGGTGAGGAATACGCTCACCAGGGGCAACGGCAATGTATCCGACCAGGAGGTCGCAATGTTTCTCCGCACCTGCCAGGCCAAGAAGCTCGACCCCCTGGAGAACGGGGAAGTGTACCTCATCAAGTACGACGACAAGGCCCCGGCCCAGCTCGTCGTTGGCTGCCATGCCTACATCCGGCGGGCCGACCACTTCCCGGACTACCGGGGGTTCTCCGCCGGTATCACCGTCGTCCGTGGAGACGGAATGGAGCCGATCCAGAAGGAAGGAGCCTGTGTGTACAAGTCCCTGAAGGAGAAGCTCATCGGCGGGTGGTGCCGGGTGCGGAGGGAGCGCCGTCAGGGATGCGTCGAGGAGACCTTTGTTGAGGTCGACCTTGAAGAGTACAGCACCGGGAAAAGCAACTGGAACGCCAAGCCGGCGACGATGATCCGCAAGGTCGCCATCAGCCAGGCGTTCAGGGCCGCCTTCCCCAATGAGTACGAGGGGATGTATACGGCTGAGGAGATGCAGGCATCCGGCGCCATCCCGGTGAGCTATAAGGTGAACGAAGCTGGGGACATCATCGACGTGGAGACGGAGCCTGTTCCCGAGGACAAGCCAATTACCAAGGATCAGAAACAGTCCATGTTCGCCCTCATTCGGGAGCATTTCAGCGGTGACGAGGGCAACGCCGTGTATACCTCAGCCCTGGCCCGTGAGGGGCTGACACCTGGCGATAAGATCGTGACCTCTGTGTACGACCGACTCATAGGAGGAATCAATGAGGCAATCCGCCAGAAGGAGAAGGTTGAGAGTACCAGCACCGGCGAGGAAGCCACCGAATAGCCGAAGGTGAAATCAATCAGGCCAGAAGGCAGGTGATAGAATGGCTTGGATCAGCGTACACGACAATGTCATTGGCAAGAAGCTCCGTGAGCTGACAAAGAAGCTGGGGACATCCCAGGAGACGGCGTTAGGGACTCTCGTGTCCCTCTGGCTGTGGGGTCTGAATAACGCCGACAAAGAGGGGAGAATCGTGAGCGCTGACAAGGATGACATCTTGGAAGCATTTACGATAAAGCTCATCGGAGACTTGGGCGGAACCAAGATTGTCGATGCACTCATCAAAACCCGCTGGATAGACGAGCCAGAGCCGGGCGTTCTGTACATCCACGACTGGGAGCATTGGCAGGAGCAATGGTATAAAGCCATGGAGCGGAGAGAAAAGGATGCCAAACGGAAGGCTGAGAGTCGAAGAGGGGAAAGGGGCGCTGGAGGAGAGGTGAGGCCGAAGGATGAAGATGGTCCTGGAGATCTTCCGTTCCCCGACCAAGAGGGGGAGCCTAACAGGCCGAAAGAGACCTCATATCCGAAAGACTTCGAGGAGTTCTGGAGAGTATACCCTCGCAAGGTTGATAAGGGGGCAGCCTACAGAAAGTACATGGCAAGGAGAAATGATGGGTGGTCATCTCATGAACTCCTGACGGCCGCCGAAAGCTATGCAGCGCAATGCAGGAAGAAGAAGACCGAGAAGGAGTACATCAAGCACCCGAAGACGTTCCTCGGCGATACGACCCCGTTCATCGAGTTCCTCCCGGAAGGAATGAGGCCAGGTGCAGAGAAAGAACCGGAGGCGGGGAACCCGTTCTCCGAGTTTGAGGAGGAATGATTATGCAGAACTTCAACCCCGCTGATATGATGGAGGGCATCGCCCGGCGGGCCATCGAGAACCAGAAGCGAAAACCGGGGGACTACATCAACGACTCCGGCTTCCTCGTGTGCGGCGTATGCAAGGAGGAGCGGCAGAGATTTATGGAAGTGGCCGATCCAACGCCCGAAGACTCGAACCACGTCCGCATGGTCAAGGTGACGGTGATGTGCGAGTGCGAAAAAGAGCAGGAGCGGAAGGAGAAGGCTGCCAAGCAGGCAGAGGAGGACATGGAGAAGATCCGAAAGTTGAAGAGTGCCAGCCTCATGGATGCACACTTTGCGGACTCCACTTTTGAGAACTTCCAACAGACGAAGTACAACGGGAGGAACCTGACCCTTTGCCGCAGATACGCACAGAAGTTCGATGTCATGCTGGAGAAAAACCAGGGCTTGCTGTTCTGGGGGCCGGTAGGAACCGGGAAGAGTTTTGCGGCCGCCTGCATTGCAAACTATCTGCTGGAGCGGAAAATCCCGGTGATGATGACCTCGTTTGTTAAACTCCTGGAGGCGGTTCAGTTCGGCCGGGAGAATGAAAGCGACATCATCCGAATGCTAAACAGGGCAAAGCTGGTCATCTTTGACGACTTGGGGGCAGAGAGATCTACCGACTACGCCATCGAGAGGGTGTACAACATCGTCGACAGCAGGTATCGTTCTGGACTCCCGATGATCCTGACGACGAACCTCACCATCGAAGAAATGAAGCGGGAGGAGTACATCCGGTATACCCGAATCTACGATAGGGTGTTTGAAACCTGCTACCCCATGCAATTCTCCGGGCCAAGCCTCAGAAAGAAGGAGGCGTCCCGGAGGTTCAACGAGATGGAGGCGCTGCTGTCTGAAGATTGAAGGAGGTGAGGAAATGGAAGACATCGGAGTCCGTGGCTATCTGGACATCGCAAAAGAGGAAGATCGTCTTGTTGTCGCATCTGTCCTGTTCAAGCACGGGTACACTGTGTCGCCCAAAAGGGTGAAGAAGGACGGGAAGTCGTACAAGTATCTGGTCTACTACGAAAAGAAGAGCATGGATCGGCTGGAGGGAGATGTGGAACTGTGAAGGTGAAGTTCACCGTCCTTGGAGAGCCGGCAGGAAAGGGAAGGCCGAGGTTCAGCACAGTCGGGCCGTATGTGAAAACGTACACACCGGATAAGACAGTGAACTACGAGACGCTCGTAAAGCTGGAGTATGAGAGGCAATGCCAAAATTGCCGGTTCCCGGATAAGACCCCGCTTGACCTCAGAATATCCGCCTATTACTCCATACCGAAGAGCGCCAGCAAAAAGAAACGGCTACTGATGATGTGCCACGCTATCCGACCTATGAAGAAACCGGATAACGACAACGTGGTAAAGATCATACAGGATGCCCTGAACTTGGTGGCATACCACGACGATGTGCAGATTGTAGACTGTCAGCTTCGGCATCAACATCAAGGTGAAGGTCAGCCTCACGGAGGACTCCGCCCCGGACTTCACAGTGGCCGGCGGCCAGCAGACCCGCTCCATCACGAAGCCGAAATTCGATCACGAGGTCAGCGCCGTAATCCAGCGGAAGGACAAACGCACCGGCTCCCTCTCCGGCGACTTCGAGCTGGTGCGGGACGGGAACGGCGGATACGTCATGCGCCACATCGACGACGGCCAGTACGATCTCTTCGACCAGAACGGTGAGCGGGTCTACGATGCCGAGTATACGGCCCTTCCTGGGCACGTCGAGGGCGAGGAGGGTAACGATACCCAGGACGGCGAGGAAGTCTCTCAGGGCGCTTCCATGAGATTTGAAGACACTCCGTTCGGGTGGATATTGCAGTTTGTAGACAAGTTGCTCCGGGTGACCGAAGCTATGGGCAACTTCGCTGTACGCAGCGAGAGCAATCAGGTTGTCCTGTCCTCCGCCGCCAGCGAGAGCGATCCGTTCTACTGTCGGGCAGAAAAACTGGAGCCTCATGTCGGGCACAAGGTGAAGTGCGTGTGCTACGGCGAGGAAAAGATCGCCCACATCACCATCGAGTGCGAGGACTGCGGCGCCGTCCTCTTCGATGTTGACCGACCCGACATGGATGGAGACGAAGAGGATGGCTGCAATGGAGTCAAAGAAGACGCTGAGGAGTATGCTGGGGGCTATGAGTACGATGCTCCCGCTGAGGAAGATGAGGAAAGCGGAAAGGAGGATCAGAGATGAGAAAGCTGCTGAGAAGCTATGCTAAGGCTGAGGCCCGGAGGCAGGGGTACACGAAGGTGAACCGGATCATGTCCGGCGGGCGCTGGCGCCGGTTCCTCGGGACATTCACGTCACCTCGGCCGAAGCGGGCCATGTAATCTGGATGGAGGGACTGCATGAAAAGCCCGATTGACGTGGTGAAGGGGCGTATCACCGGATATGACCCGAGGACGCAGGAACTCACAATCGTCGCCAGGTATCCAGACTGGCCGATGATGTTGAAAAGAGAGTATTCCGAGTGTAACATACAGCTCATCGACGGGAGGCCACTGTCCGGCCAGCAGAGAAAGACCTGCTACGCCCTACTCCGGGCCATCTCGGACTTCACGGGAATGGGCCTTGACCCCACGAAGGAGTATATGAAGATCAAGTTCCTGACCGAAGACCTGGAGCAGACGGCAGACCAGATATTCTCCCTGTCGAACGCTCCTATGAGCCTGGTGTGCGCCTTCCAGCGGTTCTTGGTACACTTCATCCTCGATTGGGACATCCCTTGCAATATCCCGCTTCTGGAATTTGTTGATGACACGCAGGACTACATCTACGCCTGCTTGGTCACGAAGAAGTGCTGTATTTGCGGCCTGCCTGCCGACCTGCACCATGAGGATGCGGTCGGCGCAGGCCGAGACAGAACGGAAATCATCCACGAGGGGATGGAAGCCTTGCCTCTGTGCCGCTGTCACCACACCGAAAAGCACATCATTGTAGAGATCGCCAACGAGCTTAGTTGGCTGGCTTACAGGCTCGACTCTATGAGGAGACATCAGGCAACGGCGGAAGGACTGAAAACGACGAGCATCCTTCGTGAGGCTGCTGCCATTCTCCTAACCCGCCCAGATGCAGAGCCTAACGACCCACTGACCCTGGAGGAGCTGCGGGCGATGTATTACAACGAAGAAGGCCCGGTTTGGGTAAATGCCGGCGCTGTGTTTGTTCCTGCGGTACTGGACATATATGACGGAGTCCTCGTTGCGGTGTGGAGTGCCCTCGGGATAGACACGGCGCTTTTGGAGCAGGACTACGGGAAGACATGGGTGGCCTACCGCCGTAGGCCGGAGGAAAAGAAATGACCAAGCTGTACGATATTACCAACTGGCCCAAGCTGGGCCTGAATGAGATGAACTATCCCTTCATCGGAACTGCTGATGCTGTTCCTGCCATCGGGAGAGTGCTTGACATTGAAGGGCAGCGGTTCAGCGTTGGAGTTTTGGGCCTCAATGGAGAGACTGCCGGCGTCCGTCCGATGGACTCCGAGCTGAACGCATCCCCGGAGATGGGAGACTACGAGAAGAACATCGTGTGCCCGTACTGCGGGTATGTTGACCGGGACTCCTTCGAGAGAAGTGACGAGGACACGGTCGAGTGCTATCGGTGCGGGGGCACCATCCACTACAGCGCATCGTCACCATCGAGTATGTGACCGCTCCTGTCAAACCGCCGAAGCCTATCAGGGCAAGGTGGGTGCAGAACACCTGATGCCGGGTGCTTGAGCAGAAACCAATGCCGATGCCATGGGAACGTCGGCGGAGGCGTGGCGGCCCACTACCGCCTCCCGGCCTCAAAAATCGAATGTAGAGAGAGCAGCTCCTGCGGCATCCGCAGGGGCTGTTTTCATGGAGAATAGGGGGTCGAAATCATGGCAAGAAACCCGAAACAGGATGCCAATTTGAGGCCCATCAAAAAGGGCGAACTAAGCAAAGAAGAAGCAAAGAAGAGAGGGCAGGCTGGCGGGAAGAAGTCCGGGGAGTCCAGAAGGGCGAAAAGGGACGCCAGATCTGCCGCTCGTTTCCTGCTTGAACTGGCCGCAAAAGGCAAGATAGCGGACAACCTGACTGAACTCGGGTTCCCTGTCAATGAGCAGACCAACATGGCCGCACTCCAGGCCAGGCTCTACACGATGGCGATGGGTGGAAACCTGGATGCCTACATGACCCTGATGAAGATGGCCGGCTACGATCCCGAAGAGAACCGCAAGGAGCGGGAGAGCGTTTCTGCTGACCGCCGGCGGGAGACCGAGATGGAAGCCAAGGTTACGGCCCTGGGGCAAGCCCCGGACGGCATCCGCACATCCATGAGCCTGAAGGATGAAGACGGAGACAGCGACGTGTTCATCTACATGCCTGAGATTGCGACCGAGGAGAGTTGTGAGATGGCAGAGGATGACAACCCGGAAGGCGAAGGGACGGACGGGCCGAAAGAACCGGATTAGGCGGTGATGTGAGATGCCGACGATCCTGAAGCCTCAGCCGGGGCCGCAGACCCAGTTCATGGCGACACCGGCGCAGATCTGCATTTACGGAGGCGCAGCAGGTGGCGGCAAATCATATGGCCTGTTGCTATCACCTATGAGGTATAAGAACGTCCCCGGCTTCGGATGCACCATCTTCCGACGGAATTTCAACCAGATATTCAGCCAGGGTGGCCTCTGGGATGAGTCTGAGAAGATATACCGGGGCATCCGGGGCGCCGACCCGAGAAGGAACGCTGGCCTGTGGTGGTTCCGGGGCAAGGAAGGCCAGGTCATCTCGTCCGTGAAGTTTGCCCACAACGAGAGAGACGACGATGTCCACAAGTGGCAAGGCTCTCAGATATGCGAGATCGGTTTTGACGAGCTGACCCACTTTACGGAGAAGACATTCTTCTATATGCTGTCCCGAAACCGTTCGACCTGCGGCGTGGAGCCGTTCGTCCGGGCCACCTGCAACCCTGATGCCGACTCCTGGGTGGCGAAGTTCATCGCATGGTGGATAGACCCAAAGACCGGCTACCCAATCCCGGAACGGAGTGGAAAGATACGCTGGTTCATCCGGCAGAATGAAACGCTATACTGGGCCAACACCCGGCAAGAGCTATGGGAGCGGTTCAACCTGAAGACACCAGAGGAGCGTATGCGGCCCCGTTCGGTGACGTTCATCATGTCCAAGTTGAGCGATAACAAGGAACTGATGAAGGTGAACCCTGGCTACCTCGCCAATCTGGAGGCCCTGTCCACCGTTGAGCGTGAGCGGCTCCTGCACGGCAACTGGAAGATCCGGGCCGCCGCCGGCCTCTACTTCAAGCGGACGCAGCTTGGAGACATCCTGGATAAGGTGCCGCAGGATGTTGTCCAGTGGGTGAGATGCTGGGACTTGGCCGCCACCGAACAGAGTGAGAACGGAGACCCGGCCTATACGGCGGGCGTCCTCATAGGGAAGCGGAAGAACGGCAGGTATGTCGTCGCCGATGTCATCAACAGGCAGATGTCGGCCTCCGATGTCCGCAAGACCATAAAGCTGACAGCCCAGGCAGACCGGGCCACCTACAAGCGGGTGCGCATCCGGCTGCCGAAAGATCCTGGGCAGGCCGGCAAGGAGCAGGCGGAGTCCTACATCAAGTTCCTGTCTGGCTTCGATGTGACAGCAGTGGCCGAAACCGGAAGCAAGGAGGCCAGGGCGGAGCCGATGGCCGCCCAGTGGCAGGCCGGCAACTTCGACATCGTTGCTGGGCCGTGGAACGAGGAGTACCTGCTTCAGCTTGAGAATTTCCCGGAGGGGAAGTTCAAGGACATGGTCGACGCCTCGGCCAACGGCTTCACAGAAATTGAGATCCGTAGCGCCTTCAGCTTGGCGGCGCTGACTTCGTGATGAAATTTGAAAGAGGTGACCACAGCATGGCAGACAACAGCAGACGGGACGCCCAGGTGGAGAAACTCCGCCGCTATGCTGACCTGATTGCTCGGGAGAGCGGGAAGGCCGTCAGGCCGTACAGGGCAGACGGCTTCGTGAACCTGATGAACAAGTACGGCACCTCGAAAGACCAGTCTGAGCAGTACAAGTATGTCCCGGAGATGCAGGTGCCGGACAGCCTCCTGACCATGTTTTACGAAGGGAACGGCCTGTTCTCCAAGATCATCGACGCCCCGGCCGAGGAGGCTGTGAAACACGGCTTTGCCCTGGACGATGTATCGGATCAGGTGCTCATCGACTTCTACCAGGAGGCGCTGGAAGAACTGGACTTCGAGGAGACGGCGATGACCGCCATCAAGTGGGCCAGGCTGTATGGAGGCTCCATTGCTGTCATGCTCATCAACGACGGCCGAGGCCTGGAGGAACCACTGGATTGGAGCCACATCCAGTCCATTGACGACATCCGGGTGTATGACCGATCCATCATCCAGCCCGAATACGAGAGTATGTTCAGCTATGACCCGAGAGACCCGTTCCGCACCAGAGGAAGCCGCCTTGGTATGCCGGAACGGTATCAGGTGTACAGCAAGTACGGGAGCTTCACCGTCCATGACAGCCGGTGCCTGGTGTTCCGCAATGGGGTTTTGCCTGAAGGGGCGTCGAACTCGGTGTACCAGTTCTGGGGGCAGCCTGAGTATGTCCGCATCAACAAGGCTGTCCGAGATGCCGAGATTGCGCATGGGAGCGCCCCGAAACTGCTTGACCGGTCGGTGCAGGCCATCTACAAAATGAGGGATCTGTCCACTGAACTCGCCACCGAGGAAGGTGAGGATCGCCTGTTGAAGAGGCTCCAGATCATCGACATGGCCCGTGGCATGATGAACAGCATCGCCATCGACAGTGAGGGCGAGGACTACGACTTCAAATCGTTCCAGTTCTCCGGGGTGAACGATGTCATCGGGGCGTCCTGCAATATGCTGTCTGCGGTCAGCAACATCCCGCAGGTCATCCTGTTCGGCCAAAAGGTCAGTGGCCTGGGCAACGGCGACGATACCAGCATGGAGAACTGGTACAACTACATCGAGCGCAACCAGAAGCGGATGCTGAAGCCCAACATCCGCTACCTGCTGTCCGTCATCTTCCAGGCTGGCCTCGCCACCGGTGAGGTCGATGAGGTGCCGAAGATCAAGGTGTCCTTCAACCCGCTGTGGTCGATGTCCGATATCGAAAAGGCCGACCTGGAGCTGAAGCGTGAACAGGTCAAGCTGACAAAGGCTCAGACCACGGAGGTGTATGTGTCGATGCAGGCCCTAGACGGGTCGGAGGTCAGGAAAAAGCTGGCCGACAGCGACGAGTACGATGTGGAGCAGATCCTGGACGAATACGAAGAGGAAGACCTGTTCCCGCCGGAGGAAGTGCCAAGCCCGAACGGCAGCCTGCTTCCGCCCGGAGCCAGCATCCCGGAGCAAGGCAACTTCTCCGGGTATGCCGAAGGCGTAGACCTGGAAGCCCACAATGCCGACCCTCAGGAAGGGGGCAACGGCCCGGATGCGGCCCCTGCCGCCACAAAGCTCCCGCAGGATATGAGTCGGGAGGAACTGGAGGTTGCGGAGCGGAAGGGAGATAAAATGGACGGCGAGGAGCTGGAAGCCTTCTACACCGCCCTCAAGCGCCGCCTGAACACGGATGCCGACAACGACATCAACGAGTCGGTGGGCGTCATCGTAGTCAAGGACGGAAAGATTTTGTGCGGTGTGCGAGACAACACGAAGCACTCCGGCCGGATATGCGGCCCCGGCGGCCACCTAAAGACCGGAGAAAGCTATGAGCAGGCCGCCTTCCGGGAGACCGAGGAGGAGTTTGGCATCAGCCCGAAGGAACTTATTCCGCTCGGCTTCGGCCCCAGAGAGGATGACTCCGGCATGACCCCGGCAGTATTCCTCTGCACCGACTACAACGGACAGCCGTATAGCCGGGACGGGGAGATGATGGCCCCGGTCTTCCGCAGCATGGAGGAACTCATGGAAATGAGCGAGGGCCTGTACCTCCCGTTTGCGGCCAGCCTCGAACTCCTCAAAAACTGTTTGGAACCGGAGCTTTTTTCTGAAAATCCCATTGACTTTTCCGGCGAAACAGTTACGATAAAGTATCAGGGCACCACCGAAGATGGCGGCCCTGGGTCTGGAAACTTCGGCCACGAAGGCCAGCCCGGTCAGGTGGGAGGCAGCAAGCAGAGCCTTGGCCCAAAGTAACGGGAAAAGGTGGTCAAGAGGCTGGTGGGCCAGAAAACCCACGATGGCGTCACCATCAAGGCCGTTTCCAACCACGCATTTGACAGGATAGGCGGGAGAAAGATGTCTTTTGGCCGTATTGATAAGATGCGGAGCAGCGGCACGGTATCCCCCGGTAACCGCCCGCATACGAGATGCTACGACATAGAGGGAAGCCGAATGGTCGTTGACACCGACAGCGGGACTGTGATGACGGTTATGTGGAGAAAGGGAGGAAGGAAATGAGCGATGCCGAAAAGGTGAAGAAGCTGCTCAGTCAGGCCCAGCTTGACTTCATCAAGGAAGAGTTTGGGCATGACTCGGATGCCCTTGGCTCTATGAGCGACGACGAGATCGACTACCTGTACGAACTCATCGCAGACATCGAAGTGGATGAGACTGCTGAGGCCGGAAACGGAAAGCTGTCAGACCGGGGCAGGATGGCCGAGAGCATCGTCACCGCCATCGGAAATGAGCTGTACCGGCCCGACGGGGAAGAGGACGATCTGTCCGAGGAGTAACACCGGAAGCGAATAAGGAGAAAGCAGAGTGCCTACGGGCGCCCTGCTTTTTTCATGCCGTGAGACCTGAATACAGCGATTTCCACGGCCCGCAACTACCAATCTATCATCAGAAACCGCTCCAGCGGTTTTAGGCGCCTTTTGTGCGCCGGAAAGGACAGAACGCCATGTTCCGAGTTGATGACAAGCTGAAGGAGCTGGCGGAGCAGGTCATGGCCGAGAGGTCTGACCTGAAGAAGCTCTCCAGCCCTGATTGCCGTATTGCCTACCTCCGGTGCGATAAGAAGAAGACCAGTCACGGCAGAACCGTGTTTGCCGACACCGAGAAGGTAGGGGAGAAGGTCAAGACCCTTGCCCAGGCCGACTTCATCATCACGTTCTATGACCCGGCCTGCGCCGGACTCTCGGATGAGAAGATGCAGGTGCTGATGATCCACGAGCTGAAGCACATCGGCTATGAGCCTGGGAAGCCGTTTTCCATCATCCCGCATGATGTGGAGGACTTCAAGGAGATCATCGAAACCTACGGGATGGACTGGACGATTTAACCCCGCCAAATCCCACTAAAAGGACCGGAAAGGGGGTTAAGGCCCGTGAACAACAAACTACACCAGGAGGCGGTCAAAAGGGCTGTGAAGCACAAATTCCACGGCTCCAGGCCGCTCAAAAGCAAGGCTGTCCCTACGTATCCGGCAAGTGCGGAGCGGGAGTTCCGCCGTGTCACGAATGGGTACATGAGGCTCCTGAAGGAAACACTGGCGGAGCATCTGCCGACCATCATGAACGCCTACAAGCTGGAGCGGCATGGGATGACCAGGCTGGACGACGCCCAAGACCTCGACGGCGAGGTGCGGCGTGAACTCCAAAAGGTGGCCGAGGAACTGGAGCAGAAGCTGGCCGACTATGGGCTGGACGATCTGGTCAGGAAGGTGGCCCAGCTCTCCAAATCGACAAGCCTCCGTGAGTGGAAAAGGGTATGCAAGGAGACCCTGGGCATCGACCTCCGGGCGGACTACTACAAGGGAGATTTCTACGAAGCCGCCCTCCGGCGATGGGTGGATGAAAACGTCAGGATGATTAAGTCGATCCCGAGCGAAACCCTCTGGACGATGCGAGAGACCATCCGGCAAGGCTTCATCCACGGAATGACCATCACGAACATCCAGAAGCAGATCCAGAAAGAGTACAGCGTGACCCGGCACAAAGCACAGATGCTGGCCCGAGACCAAGTCGCCACACTGAACGCCCAAATATCGAAGATGCAACAGCAGGATGCCGGCTGCACCAAGTACCGCTGGTCGACCTCGAAGGACAGCCGTGTCAGGCCTTGCCACGACGCCCTAAAAGATAAGGTGTTCAGTTGGGACGACCCGCCTGAAATGTGGTATGAAACCAAGAAATCAGGCAAGGTGTACACTGGGCGTCGCTGCCACCCAGGGGAGGACTTCTGCTGCCGGTGCGTAGCGATTCCGGAATTCGATCTCGAAACGATTGACCTGCCCATGGAGTGAGCGACCCGTGAAAGAGTAGCACATAGGGAGGTTACAGGCCATGGAAGCGAAGGAGAAAATCGAGGTCTACGTCAACATCAAGGACGGGAAGACCGTCTGCATTTGCCAGAGAAACCGTAAGAAATGCAATAAGCCGTGCACCCCGGATGTGGTCGAGCGAGACCGTTATGCCGGCTGGAAGGACACCTTCCGGCGGAACCGGTACGGGAAGTAGGCCACTCCTCCACAAAGAAAGGAACGGTGATTGTATGGGAACCCGCATCAGGAAAAGCGGCCGAGATCCCCCGTAGCGATGGCGACGGGGTCTCCCGGCACATCGAAAATATAAGAAAGGACTGACACGCTGTGAAAAATGCTCACGCAATCGGCGGCCTCAGT